CTTCCTCCTGTTTCAATGCTTGTTTCAGATAATTTACTACATCATCTACGCCATTCTCTACTTCATCTTCGATTGTTGCACCCTGCATTTGTATGCTTTCAATAACAGATGGGTTGCCGATAATAATAAGTTCTGGTTCTTGCCAGAATAAAAGATTATCTCCCTCCATTATTTGTTGTACTATATCGCTAAGTAGGGTTAGCACATGCATAACAGGTATCTCTACCTTATCCCAATTCTCCATGAATTGCTGATGAAACTCTGCAAAAGTTCCATTGCGTTCAATCTCCTCCATGTATTTTGGTGGAACTGTCTTACGCATGAACTCTTCTGCCTCTGTCAAATCAGATGGCATACTATCCCTGTAAAATTCAACCAATCTGTTTTGCACGTTAACTGCCATGTTCTGTGCAAACATCTGACCTAAGTAGTTTTGTAATTTACCCAAAGCCTCAAAGATTGAAGCGCCATCAAACTCGAAGTCTATTGGCTTCAAGTCGTTAGCATCTTTAATCCCTTCTTTCGGGCTATCTAAAATAAATGCACGGGCAGAATAAGTTCTCGTAGCATACTTATCGCTAGGTATAACTCCATCTTCCCCATGCTTTCCAAATTCTTTAGGCACGTTTAGTACCTCCTTTCTTGACTGTTCCATACCCACACAACTTACATTGAACCATAGTAAGTGTATGAGATTTCACATTAGCTAGTATTCCCACGTTCATGTATTCACCAACGTGGCATAAATCACACAGCATCAGAGGTTTCCAATGCGTGTGTTTCGCATATCATATCCCATGTGCATTCATCACACAGGAGTATTGCGTAATCGGGTACATTCATTCTTCTTCTCCCATAATAAAACGTAGGCATACATAACATGTACCACCATCTGTTTTTACTTTTCTTTTACAACACACTCGGCAAAACACAGGGAACGATTTGTCCTCTGCATGTATCATTGCATTGTGTATTCTTCTTTCTTTCTCGAACGATTGTATATTGTATTTGAATATACCGTCCGAAGAGATTTGGTATTCCTTTCGGCAGGCATAACAATATAAATTATTCTTAGGAATTTTCTTATCGCATATTCCACAGTTGTAAGCAAAGTATAAATTCTTTGGCTTGTTCTCATCTGGAATATGAAACTCATTCATATCATATGTAACCATGTGATAACCTTTCTGTTGTATATTCTTTTGTATAGATTGTCTGCTGAAAAAAATCAGCAATCCAAACCTTAACAGCTTGCCCTATATAGATATATGTCTACGTTAGATTTTTCTACGTCTGCACAGATATATTTACACTTCTGTTGGCGTGTTATACATTAGTTATAACATGTGGGCAGGCGTGAAACTTTTTGAAAAAAAATTTCTCTCTCTTTTCTTATTAATATACTTAATATAGTTTTTAGTAATGGACAAATAATAATATGTGTGTGGTGTAAGACTGTCTGAGGTTTCTATTAACGTGGGTTTGTGAAGAAAAAAAAAACGGTAGAGTGTAGGTGGAAGTCCATATACTCCCAAATTTTATCCTACACTCCACCAATTGTTTAGTGTTCTATAATGTTATCGATAATATTACCATAATGAAATTCATCAATATCAATATCTTTGACACTCATGATTGAGTTGGGAAAGTAGCGAACTTATCCCATACTTTATCTTTTTTGAAGTTGTTGCCTGAGTTGATAGCACGATTAACTGCTTGGCTTACTTCATCTTTGTTGTATTGTGATAGTGGACATACATAATCAAAAGTGTTTCTGATTGCGTCTGTACCAATATCATTTACAAGCGCTGTTTTGATATCACCTGATTTGGTAAATATTTTATCAGCGTCTCCAGATAAGATAATTTGCTTTAGTTGATATACCGATTGCCAACTACGTAGCAAGTGCTTGCTTTGTTTCTTGTTGACCTCAATCTTGTAACGCATTTTAGTACGTTTCTCGACTGTATCGTACACGGCGTCTGGAACGTTACCATATTGCATGATAGCGTCTTTGCCATGTAGTTTGAACTTAAGGGCTTTACCCTTGTAGTCCTGTATATCAGCATTTAGCTTTACACCTTTCGGTGCCTTCATAGTTATGTTTGACATAATCTATACCTTTCTGTAACACCCTACGACCTGTTCGCAGGGATAACCTGCACTCCAGTCAAGTCTAGAAACAACACAGTCATAATCGGGAGCCGATAGGGAAGTGAAAATCTTTACGTGCGACTGGTGCGCAACCTGATAGGAATGGGGTAGGTAGCGGGCTAGTTACATGATTGCGTGCCACCAAGCACAAAAGATTATTACCGACACGATTTGACTTTGTTTTTCTGACCTTGACTAGAATTGAATATACCGTACCTGTTGTCTTACCTACGACACGGCATTGACCTCGCTTGCTTTACTTATGTATATTTAATGTAAGAGATAGAGATATACACTATATATAGTATGTATATTGTAGGGATAGTGTTATATGTATTGTCTGAGGTTTAGAACAAAGGGAAACATTTGATACCTAAACACTAGACACATCTTAACATACGGGGGTATATATATAGTAAATTTGTACATAGGTTTGTATAGGTATTGGTTCGTGTAACGCGTGTCATATCACGCGGGTGGGTGGGTGGGATATAGTATAGTCAACATGTAAAGTAACGCTTCAGACCTTGTTACGGGGGTATTTAATGTGGGGTGGGGTAGGTAGTGTATGTAACCTCTAAAAATATTTATGGTAACTGACTTAAAAAAAACGTGACACCTAACCATATTAGTGACTGGGAATAAGTGTTACAGGAGGACTTAGTCCTGCATAGCTAGGTGTCCTGTATAGTATAGCATATGTACAGTAAAAAGCACAATGTTTGTAATTTATAGTATGAATGTGCTTTTAGGCGAGTGCGGACATATACGCACGGTATAAAAAAAATTTAATTCGTAAGTTTTCCTGCGTCCTCGGGTACTAATCTTGTGGTAATCCCAGTCCTGCACCGTAGCACAGTAATTAGCTTTCTGCCGTCCGATAGCAACTTTACCTGTAACGCTGTAATAATTTACAAATGTTTGTTAGTAATATAAAAAGTATGTTAGCATAGAAATAATTAAAAGGAGGATATTATTTATGAATTTAAGGAAACCTATGAAACAGGTTTACAAGGTGAACAACTTATTAAGTTACACTATCAATCACAAAATAGGGAAGACGGAAAAGGAATCTATATTGTTAGACCCTCGAAAAAGTGGGAGCAAGAACAAGGAGCAGACTTCTTCGTAGTTAATAACGAACTAGGTACTAGATACTTTGAAGTTAAAACAGACACACAGGCAACCCAAACAAACAACGTAGCTTTAGAAATACAGATAGTACATCCTGATAAAAAAACTATTGGATGTGCAATGAAAACTTTTCCTGACTTTCTTTTTTACTGGATATACCCAACTAACAGGGTATTGTTTTGGAACCCTACTGAATTAAACCCATACATTATAGATTGGACCTATGACAATAAATACAAAATAGTAGAGACAGAAAATAAAAATTTTTTTTCACGCTCCATGCTCGTACCTATAGAGGACATGTTGGCAACGAGCGTAGTAAAAGAACTTACTGTAAGTATGGAGCTAGTAGATAAGGTGGTGGCAGGTGTCTAAATGTTATATTAGAAAATATAAAGATGGTTCATTTGTACAGATTTGTAATAACAAATATGGTAGTGCAAATTGTAAAAACGAAAATACTGTTATTGAGAACCTTTAATTTTAGGTCCATGCCAACGAGAACTACGAATAATATTTTTTGGTTTATCGTCAGACAAACAAGGTAAACCATCTTCATGATGTTTGTATTTTTCATTACAGACTAAACACGTTTGATGTCTGTTATAGTCAAAATCAACTTCTGCCATTAGATAATCTAATCTAATAGCAACTTGACGACCAATTTTATTTATATCTTTCTCCTGCATATGAAATGTTATAATATCATAATGAGAAGATTATGCAATTCTTGTAATAAAGAATTAGCTGAATATCGAAAGCACAGGCGCTGCGAAAATTTGCATTGCCTAAAATATAATGTACGTATAATAAGGAGAGTGAAGAAAAAAGATGCCGATAAGTAAAAAAGGCAAGAAAAAAAGATACAGTTCTAAACGCGTATCTAAGAAAGGTTATTAGTGCCAAAGAAAATTAAAAAACAACCAAATATATTTTTAACACCAAGAAGTTTAAAATCTTGGGCTATGGATTTAGTAGAAGCATGTGGTTCTGAAATAACTAATAAGAAACATAATACTTCTAAAATAGATGCTTTAATAGAAAAATTTGTTTCTGATTACAACGACAATATGACATTAATGGTTGAATTAGCTAATAGTATTAAACAAGAAGAAGAATGATGGAATTGTTAATTCTATTGTTTATTGGTTTAATAGCCTGGAATTACGCTTGGACTAAAATAAAATGGTAGGATAAATTATGGCAAAAAAGAAAAAAAATAGTTTAGTAGGAAATATTAATAGACGAAAGAAAAAAGGAATTTCTAGGTCTAAAAAAAATAGTACTATAAGTCCAAAGGCTTACAGAGCTATGAAGAGAGGGTGGAAGTAATGGCACATGAAGCTAGAAAAAAAGCCTTGTTACAAAAGCATGGTTTAAAGGGTGTTAACAAACCTAAGAGAACACCTAAACATAAAACTAAATCACATGTTGTTTTAGCCCAAACTGGTCACAATATGAAATTAATTAGATTTGGTCAGCAAGGTAAAACTGGAGACAAAGGTAATACAGCACGTGCTAGGTCCTTTAAGGCTAGGCATGCTAAGAATATTAAAAAAGGTAAAATGTCTGCAGCGTACTGGGCTAACAAAGTTAAATGGTAAATGTAGTTTGTGCTGTACCTGAATGTTCTAATACATTACCTAAAGGTCAAAGAAAATTTTGTTCTGACAAATGCAGACAACTTATAGATAAAAGAAAATGGCGAGCTAAAAAAAATGGTGAAGTATATATACTCCCTGAAAAAAAATCAAATTTAAAAGCAAACGAACCAAAGAAAAAAAGTACTGCTAAAGATGGTAGAGCTTCTGCTAGACGTGGTGAAACTTACGAATATTTTGTTAAAGACAATATGCCTCAAGAAATATTAAATGAAGAATTAAATAGAGAAGATGCTGCAAAAATATTAAAAGTATCTAAAGCACAAGTTTCAAGGTTTCTTGCAGCTTACCAAGAAGATTTAGAAGTAGAGAAAGCACAAACAGATTGGGATGTACCTGAAGCAGCTATACAATCATTAGATAGTTTTAAAGAATTTAGAGATAGATATTTTTTAACAGAACGTGGTGTTCCTTTTGAAACTGCAGATTTTCATGATAATTGGATTAAATCAATTAATAAAGCAATAGAAGAAGGTGGACAACAAATGATATTATCTCCACCTAGACATGGCAAAACAGAATTGTTAATACATTTTGCTATATGGCAGATATGTAGAAATCCTAATGTAAGAATTATGTGGGTTGGTGGAAATGAAGATATTGCAAAAAACTCTGTATCTTCTGTAATTGATACTTTAGAATCTAACGATAAATTAAAAGAAGATTTTTGTGGACCTATGGGTTCTTTTAAACCTAGAACTAGAACAGGAAAGTCCTGGTCACAAAATGGATTTACTGTATCAACAAGAACAGTTCATGGTATTAAATCTCCTACAATGATAGGTATAGGTAAGGGTGGTAAGATTCTATCAAGAGACTGTGACATAATTATTGCAGATGACATTGAAGACCACGCTACTACTGCACAACCTAGTGCAAGAAGAAATACAAAAATGTGGTGGACTACAACATTAGCTTCAAGAAAAGAGGAACATACAGCTATTATTGTTATTGGTTCAAGACAACATCCTGAAGATTTATATTCATCGTTATTAGATTCAGAAGCATGGGAAACTATAGTAGAAGAAGC